TCTTTCCCTACACGACGCTCTTCCGATCTCAGGACGCCGTCCAGCGCGGTGCGGCGCACGGCGTCCTGCACCGGCGGCAGCGCCCGCTCGACGGCGGAACGCAGGTCCGCCGCGGCCTCGACCTGCTCCTCCACCGCGTCCGAGACGCCGGTGACCCAGTCGGGCAGGGCCGCGAGCGACCCCTTGAGCGTCCGCACGATCACCGCGCGGGAGCGGTCCGGGCCCGCGAGCATCGTCAGCCAGCGCGCGACCGGCGCGACGACCGAGCGGTCGAGCAGACCCTCGTGCGGGCCGACGTCGGGCACGACGAACAGCGGCACGCCGTCCATGCCGTGGTCGCGCAGCCGCTGGAGCAGGTCGCCGCGGATCGTCGTGAGCGTCTCGCGCGGGACGCGGTTGAGGACCATCGCGACGCTCGCCCCGCGCTCCTTCGCGCGCGACAGCGCCTGCCACGGCAGCGCGTCGCCGTAGCGCGACGCCGTCGTGACGAACAGCCACAGGTCCGCCGCCTCGAGGAGCAGGCTGGCCGTGTCGCGGTTCTCCGACAGCAGCGAGTCGAGGTCCGGGGCGTCGAGCAGGCCCGTGCCGCGCGGCACGCCGTCGTGGTCGATCACGCGCGCCACGCGGGTTACCGGACCCTCGACGATGACGTCCGCGTCGAGCGGGTTGAACGCGAGCACCGGCTCGCGCGTGGTGGGCCGCAGCACGCCGGCCTGCGACACCTCCTCGCCGAGCAGCGAGTTGTACAGCGTCGACTTGCCCGCCCCCGTCGACCCCGCGATGACCACGATCGCGGGCGACGACAGCTCCCGCAGCCGCGGCAGCAGGTGCTCGTCGAGCTGGGTGAGGAGACGGCGGCGCGAGGCGTCGGCCTCGGTCGCGCCGTCGATCGCGAGCGGGAGGCGCACGTCCGCCACGTCGCGGCGCAGGTCGCGCGCGACGTCGAAGACCGTGACACCGAGCTCCTCGGTCGCCTGAGCGGGACGCCACGAGCCCGGCGACCGGCCGGCCGAGGTGGCGCTCGCGTCGCTCGTGGCGGCGTCTGGGGTTCTCACTGGTTCATAGTGACCGCTGTCGAGGGCCCCGCCAAACGCACGCGCCGGACGACGCACGACCACCCGACCTGCGGCTCCACCACCGCGGCCCCACCTCCCGAGCACGCCCGGCTCCCACTACGATGGGCGCGCGCCTCGATAGCTCAATGGATAGAGCAACGGCCTTCTAATCCGTAGGTTGCAGGTTCGAGTCCTGCTCGGGGCACCGCCAGAACGGCCCCTGACCAGCGCAAACACTGGCACGGTCCGTCTACGAGTTTCGTCTACTTGCGCCTGAACCCACAGTTACCCCACGGTATCGACGCGGGTGGACCCGCGGAGACGTGGACCGGCGATAGCCTCCCGCCCATGGACATCTGCTCGTCGTGGACGCTCGGACCGTTCTCGCTTGCTGTGACCCGTTGCTGGGGAGTTGCCAAGAGCGTGGCACCCGAGTCCTGGTGGGACCGGTTTGGCCCGGACCTAGTCGGCGCGGTCTTGGCCGGGCTCGCATCCCTCGGCGTAGCGCTCCTGGTCCTGCGCAGAACGCTCGACGCAGATCGAAGGCAAGCGGCCCAACAGCGTGCGCACGAGACCGAACTGGACAGGAAGCGCGAACAGATGTCAGCGTTCGCCGAACTCACGGCCGCGGTCATGGATGTAACGAACTTCCATTTCGACATAGACCCGGAGTTGTACCGAATCCGTGCTCACTACCAGCGCTGGGGGTTGTACGCCGCGCCCGGCGAGATGGCGTTCTTCAACGCCGTGGGTCGCCTGCTCGCGCAGGTCGGGAGCGATGTGACGGTAGCGACGAGGTACCTCCAGCCGGAGATGCGAAGAAAGACGTTCGAGCTCAGAAACGGCCCCGAGGCAGTAGCCTTGCTCCTGAAGTATGGCCGGGTCTGGCACCAGGACGAATCTCGCCGGGCGGTCGTGCTTGGCAAATTCGACGAGAAGTACCCGAAGCGGTTCACGACAGGTCACGACGGCACCGAAGGTGAATGGGTCTAGAGCGACTCGTCTCGAGGCACGATCGCTTCCAGGACGGAGCGGACGTCGGGCCCGGAGTGCGTCTTCTGAACATAGTGTCGCGCGGTGACGCTGGTCCCAGCGTGGCCGAGCTGCCCGGCCGCTGCGGCAAGGTCGGCGTTCGCGTCGATGAGCGTCGCGACGGTCTTACGGAATGTGTGCGGGGTGACCCACCCGAAGCCGGCCTGGTCGCGCACCTTTCGCCAGGTCTTGCGGACGTTGTTCGGGTCGCGCAGCGCGCCGTTCCTGGACGGGAACACGAGGTCGTGCACGTTTCCCGCGGGTTGGGTGACGCGGCGGCGAAGGAGCGTGTCCGTTGCGAAGCGCGGAAGGAGTAGGCGGCGGCGCGACGTCGACGTCTTTGGGTGCGCCTGCCGCTCGAGGTGCCAGCGCCCGACGTCGTCTTTCACGTTGATGATCGTGCCGGTGATCGTCACTGCGGCGTGGTCCGGGTCGAGCTCGACGTCGGTCCAGCGGATCGCGAGGAGCTCGCCGATGCGTGCGCCGGTCGCGAGGAGCACGTCGACGATGTCGAGGAGGTCGTCGGCGCGGCGGGGTCCGCGCGCGGGCTCGACGTAGCCGCTCGTCGGCTTGATCGGGCGGCCTTCCTGCCAGGCGAGTGCGGCGGCGCGCAGCGTCGCGACTTCCTCAAGCGTGAGGGCGCGCGACTCGGGCCGGGTCACGGTGATGTCGGCGACGTCGCGGACCGGGTTCGCGGCGGCCGCGCCGTGGCGCACGGCGAGCCCGAGCGTGCCGGACAGCACGGTGCGGCAGAGCTTCGCCGTGGGCGCGCCGACGCGGGTCGTGACGCCCTTGAGGAACGCGTCGAGCCGGGACACGGTCGCTTCGCGCACGAGGAGCCCCCCGACGCCCGGGAGCACGTGGTCGTCGAGCACCTCGCGATAGCGGCGCACGGTGCCCGCGGCAAGGTCGCGTGCACGCACTTCGGCGTGCCAGACCTCCGCGACGACGCGGAGCCGCGTGTCGGCGGTGATGTCGTCGCCAGCGGGCGCGGAGCGTTCGGTGAGGTACGTCGTGAGCGCGGAGCGGGCGGCGTTCTTCGTGCGGCCGGTGCGCTCGACGAGGCGCGTGACGCCGTCGTAGTCGCGGAACCGTGTCCGGGCTCGGTAGCCACCGCGCGGGAGGGCGGTCACGAAGACGGTCCCCCACGTGCCGACGGGGAGGGGCGGCCTACCCATCCTTGGTCTCGCGCGCCCAGACGACGTCGACAAGGTCGGCGATGATCTGGCGCGACTGCGGGGTGATCTGCTGCAGGCGGTCCGCGATGACAGTGATGTCGGAGTCGGGGAAAGTGTCGCTCTCCGCGATGCCGGACGAGACGAGCGCAGCGCGCTTCACGACCTCGGGCGGTAGCCGTAGGCCCTTGGCGAGCTTGGTCAGGGTCTCGTCGCGCGGGAGCTTCGCGCCGGTCCCGATCGCGAGCTGCCCGACGCGCGCTTTCGAGAGGCCGGCGGCGCGGGCGATGTCCGCGTAGGAGTCCCCCGTCGCGTCTTGGTGACGGCGGATGAGCTCGGCGAGGCTCAACCGCGTGGGCATGCTCGGGTTCGCTCCATCGTTCATGCGCGGGAGTCTACAAGTTGTAGACGATCGCGTCTAGCAGTGGACGACTCGCTGACCAGTAGGGATAGACGATGGTCGCGCCCTGGTGCTACCTTCGGAACGTCTACTAGAAATAGACGCTCGACTACGAGGGGTGACCGTGACCACGAAGACCAGCAAACTGACGGTGATCGCGAAGCGCGGTCCGCTCGCGGCGGCGATCGAGAAGAGCGGCCTGTCCTACCGCGAGCTGCAGGAGAAGACCGGGCAGTCGCGCTCCGCGATCAACAACCTCGTGCGCGACGGCCAGCGGTACGCCATGGACGAGGAGCGCGCGAAGGCGCTCGCGAGCGTCCTCGGCGAGCCCGTCGAGCGGCTGTTCGCGCACAAGAACGGCGACCCGCTCGGCGGCGTCCAGTGAGCTTCGAGTCCTACCTCGCGAACGAGGTCGAGCGACACGACGAGCGGCGGTGCCTGCGCTGCGACGACGAGCCCGTCGAGCACGACGGCGACCTGTGCCGCGAGTGCGTCGCCGCCGTCGAGAGCGAGTACGAGGAGGCCGCCGGTGACAACGACGCTGCCTGACGGGCTCCGTGGGCGGCTCGTCCTCCCAGCCGCCGACTACCGCCGCTCCCGCCTCCCCTGGCTGCGCGCCCGTCGCACGGGCCTCGGCGCGTCGGACACGTCCGCCGTGCTCGGCCTCAACCCGTGGGCGACGCCGTACTCCGTGTGGGCCGACAAGGTCACCGCTGCCCGCCCCGTCGACCGTGTCGTGTCCGAGGCTGCGGAGTGGGGCTCTGAGCTCGAGGCCGTCGTCGCGCGCAAGGTCGCGACTCGGCACCCCGACCTCGGGAAGATCGCGCCCACGCCGGGTCTCCTCGCGCACGACGAGCACCCGTGGATGCTCGCGACGCTCGACCGACTCCTCGTCCCGCGCGGCCAGCGTGACGCCGCGCCGACGTGCCCGCTCGAGGTGAAGACCGTGAGCGAGCACATGTACCGCCACCACTGGCTCGACGGCGTCCCGCCGACGCACATCCTCGTCCAGGTGCAGCAGCAGCTCGCCGTCACGGGCTACGACCACGCGTTCGTCGCCGTGCTCGTCGGCGGCCAGTACATGCCCGAGCCGTTCCGCGTCGAGCGCGACGACGCGGTCATCGCGCGCATGACGGAGTACGTGGGCGACTGGTGGGAGCAGTACGTCGACGGCCGCACCCCTCCCCCGCTGACCTACTCCGACCGGGCCGACCTCGCCGTCGTGCACCCGGGCGACGTCGACCTCGACCCGTTCGTCGCCGACGACGCGACCCTCGCCGCGTTCGCGGACTACGTCGACGCGCGCCGTCGCCGCGACGAGGCGATCGAGGACATGGACCGCAGCGGCTTCGTCGTGAAGCGCGCGCTCGGCGACCACACCGCCCTCGCCGACGAGTTCGGCACGATCCTCGCCACCTGGCGACCCACCAAGACGGGACGTTCGTTCCGCGTGAAGGGATGACCATGACCACCGACTCCCCCGCCACCCGCACCTCACTTCTCGACGTCGTCGCGTCGCGCACGGGCAAGGCCCCGGCCGCGCCGCGTGAGCGCCGCACCCGCGCCCTGACGGGGAACGCGCAGCACCCGCTCGTGCTCCTCGCCGGCGGGCCGAAGGTCGGGAAGTCCTACGCGCTCGCCGCGGCGTCCGCCGACCGTCGTGTCGCCCGGCTCGCCGTCGTCGAGGTCGGCGGCGACCAGGGCGCGATGGACGCCTACGGCGCGATCCCCGGCGCGCGCGCCGAGCTCGTCGAGCACGACGGCACGTGGGCCGACATCACGGCCGCGGTCCAGGCCGAGTGCGCTGCCGAGCCGACGCCCGGTGGACTGAACGTCCTCGCGATCGACGGTGCGACCAGCCTCTGGGCCGTGCTGTCGCGCGAGGCGCAGCGCGGCGGGCGCGACCTCGGTCCCGGAGGGTGGGCCGCGGTCAACTCGACGTGGGCCGACTTCCTCACCGTGCTGCGCACGTTCCCCGGCCCGGTTGTCCTCACCGCCCGGGTCGATGGCGACACGATCGTCGACGATGCGCTCGGCCGCATCCGCACGCAGCGCGACCTCGCGTTCGAGACCGACGTCGTCGTGCAGGCCACCGGGCACCGTCGGTTCACGCTCGCCGGCGCGCGCTCCCTCGCCCTGTCCGAGGTGAGCGAGTCCGGCCCGGTCGAGCTCGGCGACCTCGTGCTTGCCGACCTGTTCGAGCTGCTCGGCGCGGACGAGGCCGGTGCTCGGTGAAGCGGCCCCGGTTCAAGATCGGCCGGTCCCGGCTCACGGGTCTCTGGTACTTGTTCGACCGTCTCACCGGCACGGTCGTGACCGCACCGACGCACGAGGAGGCGGTCCACCGGTGCGACCTGCTCGCCGACGCGGTGCCCGACACCGTCGCGGAGCCGACGGCGTGAAGAGGTCGAAGCCGCTGACGCGACGCACGCCGCTCGCGCGGTCGGCGACGCCCCCGAAGCCGCGCGCACGGGCGAAGCGGTACGTCCCTCACGTCATACCCGCGCGGCTGCGCATGGACGTGTACGCCCGCGCGGGCGGGCGCTGCGACCTGTGCCGCATCCCGCTCGCGGGCAACGCGTTCGACGCGCACCACCGCAAGCTGCGATCGCGCGGCGGCGAGGACTCGCCCGAGAACCTCGTCGCGCTGCACCGGCACTGCCACGACTGGGTGCACCACCACCCGGCGGACGCGACCCGGCTCGGCTTCATGGTCGCCTCGCACGCCGACCCCGCCACCACTCCCCTGCACCTGCACGGCCGCACCTGGGTCCTGCCCGACGGCCGCGCGTTCGTCCCGACGACACGAAGGAGCACGACATGAGCACCGCCCTCGCCCGCCGCACCGACCCGGAGACGTCGCACCTCGCGGCGAAGCGCGCGAAGAAGCACGCGCCGACCGTCCGGGCGTGCGTCCTGACGGTCCTGACCGAGAACGGACCCCTGACGCACGACGACCTCATCCGGGCGTTCACGCGCCGCGGCGTCGACGAGCTCGACTGGCCGCACGCGACGGCGTCGTCGATCCGGACGCGCTGCCACGAGCTCGTGGACAGCGGCCTGGTCGAGGCCGTGCCCGACGAGGTCGGGCGGTCGGCCAACGGCGGCAAGGCGCGTCTCTGGCGCGCCGTCGACGTCCACTAGTAGTAGACGAAGGAGCGAAGAAGGATGGACTCGAAGGAGAGCACGACGGTCCCGCTGTGGTGCGCCGTGTGTCAGCGGTTCGTCGACCACCACGCCGCGACGGTGTCGGTCACACGCGGGGGTCGCGTGCTCCACGTGACGCCGGAGGTTCTCGCGAGGCACCGCGCGACTCACGAAGTCGGTGACGCGGGGTGAGCGCGATCTTCGAAGCGGCGCTCGACCAGTACCGCGCGTGCCGGAAGGCGTTCGAGGACTACCGCGAGTCGCAGTACCGCCGGGCGCTCGACGACCTCGGTGGCGCGCTCCTCAACCGCGACGGGCAGCGCGAGCGCGTCGACACGTACTCGCTGTTCATCGGGCCGCACCAGCGCGCGGACCGGTGGGCGTCTGAGGAGCTGCGCGGGTGGTGGGCCCGGCACGGGCGGATGACGTACGCGGAGTTCGAGCGGCAGTACGTCGAGCAGATGTGGGGCGAGGCAGCGTGAGCGGCGACGTCATGCGGGCGATGCCCTACTCGCCGGACTGCGGCCAGGGGAAGCACAGGGCGTGCACGGGCGACGCGTGGGACTTCGACGTCGACGAGCCCGCGCCGTGCGCGTGCGGCTGCCACGCCGCCGCGTCGGGGCCACCGACGCTGCGCTTCGTCGTGCCGCCCGCGCTGTGGCTGACGTCGAACCGACCGATCACGAACCACCCATACAAGGCGCGCCTCGTGCGGGCCCTGCAGGGGCTCGCGAAAGACGCGGCCGAGGAGCAGTCCCTCGTGCCCGTCACGGGCCGTGTGCACGCCGTCTGGCGCATCGCCTACCCGAAGGGCACCGGGTGGAAGCACGGCGACGCCGCGAACGGTCACCCGACCTGCAAGGCGCTCCTCGACGGCCTCGTCACCGCTGGCGTTCTCGCCGGTGACGGGCCCCGGCACGTGCGCCCCGAGACCTACGACCGATCCGAGAACCACACGGAGCGCGGCGACCACGTCGTCGTGCTCGAGCTCCACCCGGAAGGAGGCGGTGCACCGTGAGCGTGGAGTCCATGGCGCTCGCCCTGCATCACTCGCGGGCGAAGGGCACGACGAAGCTCGTGCTCCTCGGCATCGCGAACCACGACGGCGACGGCGGGGCGTGGCCCGCGCTGTCGACCCTCGCGCGGTACGCCGGCGGGGTCGACGAGCGCACCGTGCGGCGGTCGCTGCGCGAGCTTGAGGCGCTCGGCGAGATTCGCGTGCACGTGAACGGGGGCGGTGACCGGAGCACCCCGGGTGATCGCCGCCCGAACCTGTACGAGGTGCTAGTCGCGTGCCCGTCGAACTGCGACCCGGACGGCTCGGCACCGCCTCGTCGACGGGGGGACATCGGTGTCCGCCCGTCCCGCGAGCGGGGGGACACGCACGTCCTCCCGTGGCGGCGACGGGGGGACGCCGGTGTCCGAACGGGGGGACGTGGGTGTCCGGGACGGGGGGACGTGGATGTCCGGGGAACCATCCTTTGAACCAACCACTAACCGTCCGAGGGGGGAGGCTCCCGAAGAAGCGTCGCCAGCGCGCGACGACGACCGCGACGCCCCCTCCCCCTTCGAGGACCTCGGAGGGAACATCGCACCCGGGCCCGTGCCGCTGACGCGACCGGACCGGTGCCTCCGCCACCAGCTCGACGACGACGCTCCCCCGTGCTGGGGCTGCAAGGCGGCCCGGGAGCGCGCCGAGCAGGCCGCCAAGGACGCCGCGCACGCCGAGGCCGAGCGGCAGCGTCAGGAGCGTCACACGGCCGCCGTGCAGGCGCGGGCCGCGATCCGGTTCTGCCCGCTGTGCGACGAGCGCGGGTACATCTCCGTGCCGGGCAAGGGCGCGCGCGTGTGCGACCACGACCTCAGCCCGGAGCAGGAGGAGCGGGCTCGGCTCGGGCGTGAGCTCGTCGAGCGTGCGCGCCGCGCGGCAGCCGAGGGGAACACGACGACGGAGGGCGACGAGTGAGCACGAGGCTGTACGAGAAGCAGCGGGCCCGCGAGCTCGCGCTGTACGTGACCAAGGCGGCGCGGGTCGTGCGCGAGGTCGGCGAGCGGTGGATCGAGCTGCACGGCCTCGTGCCGGCGGGCTCGGGCGGATCGGCAGACGGGCCGTCGGGCCCGGCGCACGCCGGGCCGCGGGTCCCGGTCCGGGTGGACGTGATCGACCTCATGCGCGAGGTCGAGGCGTTCGTCGAGCGGTTCGTCCCGACGGTGCGCGGCACGCTGCGCATGGGCCTCGGCAGCACAAGGTCGGTGCCGACCGGGGTCGCGTTCCTCGCCGAGAGCCTGCCGGGCGTGTACGAGCAGGACCCGGACCTCGGCGACGAGGTCGCCCGGGACGGGTTCCGCCTGCACCACCGGACCGGGGTCGTCCTCGGGATCGTCTCGGGCGCGTACAGGCTCGAGGCGGAGTGCCACGAGTGCGGGATGCAGTCGCTGTGGCTTGAGCCGGAGTCCGCGACTGTGGCGTGCGGGATGCCGGGCTGCGGGGGTCGGTGGCCTCTGTCGGCGTCGCGGCTCGTGCACTCCTCCGCGACGTCGTCGCAGGTCGGGGGGTGATGTCAGGGCGAGTTGGGAGCCAGGTCCGTCCGCGACCCGCTATGGTTCGAACACGTGTTCGAACTAGAACGGGTGTGCAAGTTCGGATGCGACCGCGGCGAGAGGTAGACATCACAACGAACTGTGCACTATCGTCTACAACTAGTAGACGGGAAGGAGCGAACATGACCCACACCGCTTGGAGCCCGATCGACGACGACGGGTTCTCCCACAAGGAGCCTGTCACCCTCGGGTGGGGCCCGATCGGCCCCGACGGGGAACCCGCACGCGTCGTGACGGTCCAGGCAGCCTGGACCGACCAGGACGGCGTCGCGGTGAGCATCACCGTCACCGACGACGAGCCCATCCCGGCGGCACTCATCCCCGCCGTCGCGGACGTCCTCGCCAACATCGCCACGGCCGCGCCTCCCGGCGCGACCAAGGCGGCATGACCCGGGCGCGGGTCGACCCGACCACGGACGGTCGACCCGCGCCCTCTCCGTCCACTGAAACTAGACACTCGTCCAGGGAGCGAACCCATGGCTCGACGCGCAGCCCTCAACGGCACCGCCGACCTCACGCACTCCGCGCGCGTCACCGTCGCCGAGCACTCGACCAGCACCGACGACGCACGCGAGCTCCTCACCATGCTGGGCCTCGACACCGAGCCTCTGCCCGCGCCAGCCGCCGTCGACCAGACGATCGTCGAGCGCACCGAGGCTCGGCCCCGACTCACCGCGCGGAGGCTCGCATGAAGGCGCTCGCCCTCGCCGCGGTCGCCGTCATGGCGATCCTCCTCGCCTCCGTGATCGCCGTCCCGCCCGCCGCCGGCGGGCTCGACGGCCGGGCAACCCTCGCCCTCACGATCGCCCTGGGGGTCCTCATCACGTACCGCGCGCACCGTCACACGCCCTGAACGTCCACCCGTTGTAGACGACCGACCACATGGAGCGAATCATGACCACCACCATCACCGACCGCGTGCCCGTCGGCACCCGAGTCCGCTGCGCCGACGGTGCGACCGCGACCGTCGTCGACCACCGCGACAAGGCCGCCGTCGGGCGTGCCTACGACCACGTCATCCGACTCGACAAGCCCGGCGCAGACGGTGAGCGGATCGCGTTCGTCGCACGCGACGGCTTCGAGCTCATCGGCGGCGGGACCACCTCCGGTCACCGCCGCGCCGTCGCTGCCGTGCTGGACGTGTGCGCGGTCGTCGCGGAGAACGGCGGCACGACCCTCGTCGAGCCGCCCCCGCAGGCGCGCCGCGCCTACTCGCCGGACAGCCTCGCGTCGCTCCTCGTCGGCACCCCGCCCGGCGTCGCCCACCAGGTCGACGTCGAGCACGCCGTCCGGATCGCGACGCTCGAGTCGATCCTCGCCGAGTCCAGGCAGGAGACGCAGGCCGCGCAGGACGCCCTCGTCGTCGAGCGCGCGAAGGCCGAGACGTTCGCCGCCGAGCTCGAGGCCGAGCGTGGCGTCCGCCGCACCGCGGAGCAGCGAGCCGCCGCGAACGGTGCCGCGCTGCTGGCGGCGCTCCCCGTCGTCGACGCCGCACGCGAGCTCGTCGACCAGTGGACCGACCCCGACGGCGGCAGCCTCCGGGAGTCCGCGCTCTCGACGGCGCTCACCGTCGCGGTCCGCGCGCACACGAAGGCAGGAGCGTGATGGTCGCCCTCGTCAAGGCCGAGGCCGTCACCGCCCGCAAGGCTCACACCTGCGCGTGCTGCGGAGCCGTCGCGATCCAGCCCGGCCAGACGTACACGCGTGAGACCTACACGCACGACGGTCGCATCTACGACTGGATCTCGTGCGCCCCATGCCAGGCGATCGCCGGTGACGTGTACGAGTGGGCGGGAGGCCCGGACGACGGGGTCGGCAACGACCAGTACGTCGAGTGGGCGGAGGAAATGGCCGCGCACGGTTCCGACCAGGTGAAGGCGCACGCGCTGGCGTTCCTCGCCCGCGTGGGGATCGGGGTAGACCGATGAGCACGTTGGTCGTCGAGTTCCCGCTCGAGTACGCCGGCCTGGACCGCACCCTCGACGCGCTCCGGGAGGAGGCCGCCGAGCAGCTCCCCGAGCTCCTGTTCGAGCTCGGTGCCGCGTGGGTGTCCGGCCCGGCGTGGCGAGTCGGCCCGTCGGAGCGCGCCGAGGACGGCGCGGAGGGCCTGTCCCTCTTCGCGGAGGGTCCCGGCGAGCCGTGGAGCGACCCCGTCCGCTACCGCGGACGCGACTGGGTGAACGCGTGACCGCGTCCGCCCGTCCGGCCCGGACGCCGGACACCCCCACCGTCCCGGACAGCGCGCCGGACACCAACGACCGAGAGCGAGCGAGCACCATGCCCACCCCGCACCACCGCCCGGCCCGCATCAACCCGGACACCCGTCACGCGCTCGTCGCGGCGATGTCCGCGACCGGCCTCCTCGTGGCCGTGTCCTTCGTCCTGTCGTTCGCCGGGCTGTCCGCCCTCGCCCCGTGGGCCGCGGTCCCGTGGTTCCTCGCCTCGCTCGTCCCGCTGTTCATCGACGGCGCGATCCTCGTCTACACGTACTCGGCCCTCGCGGCCCGTGCCCGCGGCGAGTCCGCTGTCCGGCCGTGGACGTGGGTCGCGCTCTGGACGGCTGTGTCCAGCCTCGCGAACGCCGCGCACGCGTTCGGCATGGGTCCCGGCGGGTGGCAGGGAACGGTGGGCGCGATCCTCGCCGGCCTCTTCCCGATCGGCAGCCTCCTCGGCTGCCACGAGATCGCCGACCGCATGATCGAGCGCCCGGACACCCCGGACACGACGGCGACGCCGGACACCGGACGCCCCGCCCGGACGGACTGGGCGTCCATCGTCGAGGAGCTCGGCACCCCGGCCCGTCGCCGACCCCGCACCGTCCGGCGACACCGCGTCGCCGGACAGCCCCGCCCGTCCCGAGCCACCGACCACGCGGACACGATCCTCCGCCTCAAGGCGGACGGACAGTCCGTCCGCTCGATCGCCACCGCCGTCGGCCTCAGCAAGACCACCGTGTCCGACTTCCTACGCACCCAGGAGGTGCCCGCATGACGAACACCGACCACCCCACCCTCAGCAGGGCCGAGCTCGACGCGCTCCCGCTCGGCGCGCGCGTCGGCTTCACCGACGGGCGCGGCTGCCCGGGCGCGGCCGTGAAGGTGGGTTCTCGCCAGTCGTCTGGCGGGGAGACGTTCTCGATCACCGGCCCGACTCTCGTCTCCTCGTTCGCCGTCGCGCAGGCCGGGGCCGTGCTCCTCGAGCCCGCCCCACCTGCACACGCCGGCGGTGACACCCAGGTCACGACCTTGACCAGCCCCGATCAAGTCGACAGCCTCCAAGCCCGCGCCGTCCTGCGCGACGCCAGCGGCACCGTTATCGAGAACGCGGGCGGGCCGCGCCCCTGGCTCCCGACCGGCTTCAACGAGGGTGTCGAGTCGGCCGCCCTCGCCTACCCCGTGACGGTCCTGTGGCCGGCCCCGCCCTCGACCGAAGCCGACCGCGCGCTCGCCGCGCATCACATCGAGGCGGCCCGCCACCGGTTCGCGTCCGACCCGGTCGTGAGCAAGTACAACCCGGAGCTACAGGCCGTCCGTCGCAGCGTCCTGCGCGTGCTGGACTCGGCCATCAGGGCGATCCGGGAGAGGAGCGGTGACTAACGCTCGACCGTGGCCTCGTCGACCCAGCGCGCGAGGACGCTGAACGCGGCGAGTTGCTCGAGAGCCTCGGTCTCGGAAAGCTCTCCCAGTTCATCGTGGTTGGCAGGATTCCGAATCGCCTGGTAGAGACCTCGCGCGAACGACCCTGCGCCCTCGTGCACGTTGCGGAACGTGTCGCTCCCGTCGTCCTTCATCAACCTGAGGCGCGGCTCCCCTGGCTCAGGTGGCTTGGCCGAGAAGGCGTTCGTGAGCAACTTCCACTCCGAGATATCTCGGCGAGAGGTCTTGGCCTGAACCTGCGCGTTGATCGCGCGCGCTGCGGCACTGACCGCTTCGCGATAGTGACCGCTCGACCAGAGGTTCTTGGCGCTATCCCAGACCCAGGCATGGAAGGTGCCGGCCGAGAGACCTGGGGCGGTGTCTCCGAGCATCTCGTCCAGCTCCTCGCGAACCTCGAGCTCGGCGATCGCACGCGTGATCGCCTGGCGCATGCCGTCGAACTCGGACTCGATTCCGATGACGGCCGTCGCCCGCCATCGTGGTGTCACTCGATCGAGCACCAGCTCGGCGCGACGCTGAGCAGCCTCCGCCACCTCGCGAGGAAAGATAAGCCGCCAATCCCCGAGACCGAACGAATCCGTGACGAACCGCTCGCCCAGCGACTCCCTCTGCAGTCTCAGAAAGTCGAGCACCCGGGGCACGTCCATGTCCGTCACAGAGAGAACACTGCCACGCAATGACACAACTTGTAGACACCCATGCAGCCGCGGTTGCCGTCGCCCGCTCTCCCGCGACAATCCGTGACTGGCTCCGCAAGGGCTGGCTCACCCCCCACGGACGCGAGAACCGCCGCACCCTCGTCGACCTCGCACAGGTCTACGAGGTCGCCAAGACTCACGCGCCCAAACCGTCCACCACATCACGCACGCGCGGCTACTTGCAATAGACACCCAGGTCGGCCACACTTCGATGCAGCGCTACACGTGTGCCCGCTTCGCTCCCGGGCGTGCTGGTGGCGCGACACCGTCCGCCCCCGGTCGAGCTGCACGAGCTCCCGGGGGCGGACCCTGTTCCACAACCGAATAGCGCGCGAGCGGGCCGGGACCTGATTGCCCGGTCCGCGGCACCGAGGGGCACGACGTCGGCCCGCTCGCGGCACCCATTGAGCACGCCCCGCCCTCCGGTGACAGCGTCGACACCCGGACGGCGGGCCGCCACCCGTTCACAGACCGAGCGCTCGCGCCTTCGCCGCCGTGAACTCCTCGTCCGAGAGGATGCCCCGCCCGTGAAGGTCGGCGAGGCGCGCGACCTCCTCCGCGCCCGACGCCGGCGCGGCCGGTGCTGACGGCGCGTGATGCGCCGCGATCGCAGCCTCGACGGCCGCGCGCAGCGCCTCGAACTCCGGGCCCTGCTTCTTCGTCATGATGACGGAGTTCTCGTCCTTGCCCGCGTCGAACGTCTGCGACCCGAACGACGACCGCCGCTCCACACCGCCGCCCAGCGTGAACTGGATGAACCCGTTCACCAGCGCGCCCGGCTGCTTCCACTGCACCGCGGTGGTCGACGCGACCGGGATGCGCTTCGTCCCCTTCCCGATCGTGGCCCGCGCTAGCCCCTTCCGCTCGATCGTCACGAACGACCCGTCGAACGTCACGACCCCGTTGACACCCTTGACCTGCAGCTCCTCGCTCATGGCCGAAGGGTAGCGATCGCCCGGAGGTGACGCCCGGTGCCCGTCGCCCCACCATCCCGCTGTCCCGTCCCCGGGTGCCACCAGCTCACGACCGAGCGGGGCCGGTGCGCCGACCACCAGCGCAAGGCGTGGGAGAACCCGTCCGCGAACACGCGCGCCCTCACCGGTGCCGAGCGCGGCCGGTTCCGCCGCCTCGTCCTCGAACACGACCCCGTGTGCCGCTGCACCGGCTGGTGCGGCAACCACCCCGGCCCGTGCACCGCCCCCGCGACGCAGGCCGACCACATCGTTCCGATCGGCGAGGGCGGGGCCCGCACCGACACCCGCAACGGGCAGGGCCTCTGCGCCCCGTGCCACGACGTGAAGACCTACCGCGACACCGAGCGCATGCGCGCACGACGACGAGGAGCGAACCGATGACCGACCACCAGCCCACGGCCGCGACCGACGACGTCGTCGACCTCGTCCGCATCACGTGCGACGAGAAGTTCGGCAACCTCGTCGGCGAGCTCACCTCCCACCGCGACGCCGCCGCGTTCGTCGCCGCACTCGAGCAGCGCGGCGTCGTCCTCACGCTCGAGGGCGAGCTCGACCGCCCCGCCCAGCAGGACTCGCCCGTCGAGCCCGCCTCTCCCGCGTTCGACGTCGTCGTCAACGTGACGGTGCACGCCGAGCCCGCCACCCTCCCCCAGGTGCTCGACGCCCTCCGGGGCACGCACACCACGGTGCAGGTGAACCCGTGACGGCCGCCGCTCTCGTCCTCGTCCTGAGGGCGATCAAGCAAGCACGCGAGACCAGGAAGGCTGACTACGTCCTGTGGGGCGAGTAATGAGCGACGTCACCACCGCGCTCCTCGACCTCGGCGGGTTCTTCCTCTGCCTCTGGTTCGCCGTCGCTGCGCTGTTCGGGTACGCACTCGGCCGGGTGATCCGACGACGTGACCAGCAGACACCGCGTGAGACCGCACCGGCCCCGCGTGCCACGTCGCCCGACCGCGGGCCGCTTGTGTTCATCGCAGCGCCCACGCTGCGGCGCGCGCACCACTGGCGAGCGAGCCAGGCGCTCAACCTCGCGCACGTGCGCGTGTGCACGACACCATCGACCGCGCGCGGCTTCCGCCTCATCGACGGCGACCGAATCGTCATCCTCGACGACACGCCCGCCGACGTCCGGCTCGCGCTCGCACACCTCCACAACCGCCACCACGACGTCAACGTCACGGTCGAAGTCCCCGAGGTCGGGTACAGGAGCCGCTGACCACCCTCCCCAGGGGAGGGGGTGTCGCGATCCTGCCCGACCTCGGCTCCGGCCGCGCCGCCGATCCTCTTCTCGCGGCTGCTCACATTGCCGAAGGGGGGTGTCTATTGGCCCATGGACGCCCTAGAACGCCGGGTCCGATCTCCCGGCCCGCTTCGCGATCCGCTTCTCCTTCGCACGCTCCAATCGAGCCGGGTGTTGATACACGTCGGCCAAGACCTCCCTCATGAGGGTCAGGCTCAGGTCCACATCCTCAGCGTCGACAGCTTCAGCGAAGTCGCCATGCGCCATGTCGTTGCCCAGGTGTCGGACTTCGTGAGCGCCTTCCGCGATCGTCGCCCGAACGAATCCGAGCTCCTCAAGCTTCTGGATCTTCGCTTGCAAGTTCCCGCGCGATGCGCCCTTGTCCTTGGCGGTGGCCTCAATCACTGCTCGCGCGAGTGCGCCCGCGGCCCGATGGAAGCCCGCCGATTGGCACCCGGTTGCCTCGCTTGCCGCCTCGGCGATGTGCCGAGGTACATCTTCAAACTGGTCACTCTGCGCGGACGGCGGCGGGTTCCAGATGGGTGCCCCCATCTCGTTCTGTCCGATCGGCTTCCCGCCCCCGCCGAAGCCGAAGTACCCGCGGACGTCCTCCCACCACTCGGCGACGCTCATCCGGCCGCAGTTGTCGCAGGTGAAGGCGGCACTGACCTTGACTTCGCCAGTGTCCTCATCTTGTTCAAGCGCCTGAAAATCGGTGGCGGCGGTCATGTGCGCGAACACTCCGCAGTGCCCACAGCGCGTCTTGTGCATAGCAGGAGAGTAGTGAAGGCGGTGGCATCTTGGCTCGCACCGCTGCTCCCGCGAAACTGCGCCTCCTCAACGGGCGCGGCGAGGGCAAGGACTCGGGCGGTCGCCCGGTCGAGACCGGGCCGACGTTCCGGCGCATCCCGCCGACGCCGCCGGACGACCTCGTCGGCGAAGCGCTCGACGAGTGGAACCGGGTCGTGCCCGAACTCGTCCGGCTCGACCTCCTCAAGGAGGGCGACCGGGCGACGCTCGTCACGTACTGCGAGGCGTGGGCCGTGTTCTGCGAGGCGACCGACCAGATTCGCGTGCACGGCCTGTTCATCGAGGCGAAGCAGGGCCTCATCCCGCACCCGGCGGTCGCGATCCAGCGCAACGCCGCGAAGGAGGTTCGCGCGATCGCCGCGCACTTCGGCCTGACCCCGAGCACGGAGCAGGCGCTCGCAAGGGGTGACGGCCGTGGCAACGACGACGAGAACCCGTTCGACTAGCACGAGCCGGGCCGCGAAATCCGGGAACCCGGCGAAGCGCGCGACCGCGTCCGAGCCTCGCCGGCCGTCGTCCGCGGCGCTGCGCCGCCTCAAGATCAGTCCCGAGGTCGCGGCGTACATGGCGGCGCGGGGCATCCCGCTCCCCGACTGCCCGCCGAAGGTCAAGACCCCCGAGCCGCGCACCGTGCGCGGCGCGCAGTTCTCGTTCGACCGCGTCGACCGTGTGCTCCGCGCGTTCACCGCGCTGCGGCACGTCGCCGGCCAGTGGGCCGGGAAGCCGCTCACCCCCGACCCGTGGCAGGTCGCGTACATCATCGCGCCGACGTTCGGGTGGGTCCGGTGGGACGACGACGCCGGGGACTACGTCCGAATCATCCGCGACCTTTATGTCGACGTCCCGCGCAAGAACGGCAAGAGCACGCTCTCAGCGGGCCTCGCGATCTACCTCGCGTGCGCCGACGGGGAGGCGGGCGCGCAGGTCGTCACCGCGGCGACGAGCGAGCGGCAGGCTGGGTTCGTCTTCAACCCGATCAAGACCCTCGCGGAGCGCACACCCGCGCTCAAGGGCAAGGTCAAGGCGTTCGCGAAGCGCGTCGTGCACGTGCGCTCCGGGTCGTACATCGAGGTCGTGTCGTCGTCGGCCGACGCACAGCACGGCGCGAACATCCACGGCGGCATCATCGACGAGCTCCACGTCCACAAGACGCCGGACCTCGTCGAGACGATCGAGACCGGGCGCGGGTCCCGCACTCAGCCGCTCGTCGTCATCATCACGACGGCGGACTCCGGGAAACCCGACACCATCTACGACCGCAAGCGGCGGTACGTCGAGCAGCTCTCGCGAGCGGTCATCAAGGACGAGTCGGTGTACGGCGTCGTGTGGGCTGCGGACGAGGGCGACGACCCGCACGCGGAGACGACGTGGCGCAAGGCGAACCCCGGGTACGGGATCAGCCCGACCCGGGCGTACCTCGCGGCCGAGTCGCGGAAGGCGAAGAACAGCCCGGCGGACCTCGCCGCGTTCCTGCGCCTGCACCTCGGCATCCGCACGAAGCAGGAGACGCGGTACATCGACCTCGCCGTGTGGGACGCGAACGCGGGCATGGCCGTGCGCGAGGACGACCTCGTCGGCCGCGCGTGCTACTCGGGTCTCGACCTCGCGTCGGTGTCGGACCTATCGGCGATGTGCCACCTGTTCCCCGCGGACGGAGGCGGCTTCGACGCCGTCTGGCGGTTCTGGACGCCCGAGGCGAACGTCGAGGCGCTCGACAAGCGGACCGCCGGCGCGGCGTCCCGCTGGGTCAAAGAGGGGTGGCTCACGGTCACGCCGGGCAACGTCACGGACTACGACTTCATCGAGTCGCAGGCGCTGGCCGACACGGAGAAGTTCGACATCCGTTCGTTCGGGTTCGACCCCTACGGTGCGACGCAGCTCGTGAACAACCTCGCGGGCAAGGGCCTGCCGATGGTGAAGGTGCGGCAGGGGTTCCTCACCCTCTCCCCCGCCCTCAAGGAGTGCCAGCGTCTACTGCTGCTGGGCTCCCAGAAGGACGCCGCACGGCCGATGCTCCGCCACGGCGGGAACCCGGTCATGCGCTGGATGACCGACAACCTCGCAGTCGAGACCGACGCCGCGGAGAACGTGAAGCCGTCGAAGCAGCGCGGCGGCACGTCCGGCAACAAGATCGACGGCTGGTCGGCGCTGGTCACCGCGATGTCGGAGGCTATCGCGGACGACGCCGGGATGTCCGCCTACGACGACCACGACCTGATCATCGCCTGAACCCGAGGAGGCCCCGTGCGTTGCAAGACCGGAAGCGTGGTGCTTCTCACCCTCACGGACGGCGCGGCCGTGCGCGGCCGGGCCGTCCGGTCGTGGCGGTGGCGCGTCATGAAGCTCGTCGACGCGGAGGCCGTCACGCCACAGGGCGTCGCGCCGATCGCCGGGCACGTGCTCGTGCCGCACCGCTCCGTCCTGGTCGGGCAGGTGAGCGGCTGATGGTGACGTTCGCGAACCCTGACGGGCGCACGGTCACGTGGGGCACCGGCGTGCCGGCGCGCACGACGTGGGGCGACATTCCCGTCGTGGACCCCGGGACCCCGCTGTCCGTCATCACTGGCGGCGGCAAGCACGACCCGCTCCGGGTGTGGAAGTCGCAGCCCTCTGTTCGCAAGGTCGTCGAGTTCGCTGCGCGCGGCGTCGCGTCGGTCCCGCTCCACGCGTTCGAGCGGGTGTCGGACACGGACCGCCGACGCGCCGCGGGCTCGACACTCGAGCGCACGCTGCACCTGCCGCAGCGGCACGTCACCGGGTACCGGCTCATGCACGACCTGACGGTCGACCTGTGCATGTACGACCTGTACTGCGTGGCGCTGATCGACGGCGTGCTGCAGCGCATCCCCCCGCGGCTCCTCGACGTCGAGTCCGACTTCCTCGGAGCCGTGACCCGTATCCGGATGCTCACCCCCGCGGGGAAGGTCACGCTCGACGACGTCCCGCTCGCGTTCGACGCCGGGTGGCACCCCGCGAAGGCGCATGGCATCTCGCCGCTGACGACCCTGTCGAACCTGCTCGACGAGCAGGCACGGGCCGTGCAGTGGCGCTCTGCGCAGTGGGACGAGGGCGCGAAGGTGTCCGGCGTGCTCAAGCACCCGAAGTCGCTCGAGGGAACCAAGCGCGACCGGTTCGTCAACTCGTGGCGCGCGTTCCGCACGGTCGGTGAGCGCGCCGGCGGGACCCCGATCCTCGAAGACGGCATGGAGTACCAGCAGCTCGAGGGCCTCAAGCCGGTCGACGCGCAGGACATCGAGGGCCGCCAGCTCACGGACGCCGAGGTCGCCTCCGCGTACCACATCCCACCCGAGCTCGTCGGTGCGCGCGAGGGCACGTTCGCGAACATCGCCGCGTTCCGCCAGATGCTGTTCGGCCCGACCCTGGGCCCCGTCATGGAGGGGTTCGAGCAGGCGTTCAACGCCGAGATCGTCCCGGCCCTAGCGGACCAGCAGGGCATGTACGTCGAGTTCAACCGGGAAGCCGCCATGGCCGGATCGTTCACCGAGCAGGCCGAGGTCCTCTCCCGGTCGACCGGTGGCCCCTGGCTGACGCGGAACGAGGCCCGTGCCCGGCAGAACCTTCCCGCGATCGACGGCGCGGACGAGCTCGTCGTCCCGAAGAACGTCACCGAGGGCGGCCTTGCGTCGCCCGCCGACACCGCGCCGACCGGCGCATAGGAGGGATCATGACCGACTCGCGCACCGGGGCCGCGGTCCTCAAGCGGTACGCGGCCACCGTGACGAAGGTCGACGCCGGGCCGAACGGCGGCTTCGACGCGCTCGTCGCCGTGTTCGGCAACGTGGACAGCCAGGGCGACGCCGTCCGCGAGGGCGCGTTCACCCGCACGCTCGAGGAGTGGGGCGACAACCCCATCCCCGTGCTGTGGTCGCACCAGTTCTACGACATGGGCGCGTTCATCGGGAAGGCGTCCGCCGAAGAGACCGCCGACGGGCTGCTGTTCCACGCCGAGTACCTCGACACCGAATCGGGGCAGCTCGCGCGCAAGCTCATGGCCGAGGGGCTCGTCGTCGAGTTCTCCTGGTCCGGGCGCATCCGCGAAGGGGCGTGGGTCGAGAAGGAGGGCGAGGAGTCCTACTACGAGATCATCGACGTCGACCTCTGGGAGGCGGGGCCCTGCTTCAAGGGCGCGAACGCCGAGACCCAGCTCCTGGGCGTGAAGTCGCTCAGCGACCAGATCGACAGCGAGGGCACCGACCTCGCCTCCCGCCACGTCGACACCCTCAAGTCCGTGCACCACACCCTCGGCGCGCTGATCAGCGAGGCCGAGAAGACCGAGCGGGAGAGCCCGCCCGTCGAGCCCCCAGGCGACACGCCTGGCGCACCACCCACCCAGGAGGCCCCGGCGGACGCCGGGGCCTTCGTCGTTCCCGCATCACTCAAGGCGCGCCTCGCGCTGTCTACCACGGAAGGACGGGCCTGACATGGACCCGAAGCTCGAGCTGCAGCAGCTGGACGCCGAGCGCGCCGAGCTGCTCACCAAGGCCAACGAGGGGACCATCACCCCCGAGGAGGTCACCCGCGCCGACGAGGTCGTGAAGCGCATCGGCGAGCTCGCGGACATCATCCGCAAGCGCGACGAGACGGCCAAGGCGCTCACCGAGGCCGGTCGCGGCCGCACGTCGGACGTCCGCACCAAGGACGACGACGGCGAGCAGCCCGCCGGCCGCACCCTCGGCCAGCGGTTCATCCACTCCGACGCGATGAAGGCCCACCGCGAGGCCAACCCGCTCGGGGTCTCCGGCAAGCCGGTGTCGATCAAGGCCGCTGGACTCGGATCGTTCGCGGCCAAGGCCGAGGGCGACCCGACCCCGCTCGGCTCCAACCTCGGTGGAGCGATCGTCTACGACCGCCTCCCCGGGATCGTCGACCTGACCTACCCGAAGCCGCCCACGCTGCTCGACCTCATCACCCGCGGCACGACCGCGACGTCGTACGTCGAGTACCGGCAGCTCGTCGCCGCGACGGCCGCCGCCGCTGTCGTCCCGGAGCGCGGGCTCAAGCCGCTGAGCGAGCTCACGACGCAGGTCGCCCAGGCCGCCGCGCACGTGGTCGCCGACGGCATCAAGGTCACGAACCAGGAGCTCGCCGACGACGGCATCATCGCCGCGCTCATCGACTCCGTGCTCACCCGGAACGTCTGGGCCAAGATCGAGGACCTCGTCCTCAACGGCACCGGCACCAACGAGCCGCGCGGCATCCTCAACACCACCGGCGTCCTGAACCAGGCGTTCGCGACGGACATCCCGACGACGATCCGCAAGGCGATCACCAAGCTGCGCGTCACGTCAGACACCGAGGTCCAGGCCGTGGTCCTCAACCCCGCGGACGACGAGAAGCTCGACCTGCTGCAGGACGCGAACCAGCGGTACTACGGCAACGGCCCGTTCGGTGCTGGCCCGTCGACGATCTGGGGTCGCCCCCGCTTCGTCTCCTCGAAGGTCACCGAGGGCTCCGCGGTGCTCGGCGACTTCTCCACCGTCCAGCTCCTCGAGCGCGAGGGCCTGGCGATCGAGGCGTTCAACCAGAACGAGGACGACGCCCGCCACAACCTCACGTACATCCGCGCCGAGGTCCGCGAGCTCCTGCTCATCCGTGAGCCCGCGAAGCTCCTCGTCGCAGAGCTCGCCCCCGAGACGCCGTGATCATCGTCAACGGTGTCCGCTACCGCGACGAGGATGCGGCACGCCTCGGGCTCGGCCCGGCCAAAGGCCCCGAGCCCACGAAGAAGGTCGACGTGAAGGAGGCCGACGGTGGCGCAGCTGGCGAAGCCAAGCGACCTCGCAACACGTCTCGGGGTCGCGGCAAGCGATCCGAGTCTGCTGCTGGCTCTGCAGCGGGCGAGTGACCGGTTCGAGGGTGAGGTCGGGTACCCGATCCTGAAGGTGGAGGACGACGTCGTCCACCTGTCAGGAGACGGCACCCGCACCCTCCTCCTGCCCGCGGTCCCCGTCGTCGGTGAGGTCACGGTCGTCATCGGCGGATCACCCGTGACCGACTTCGAGCCTGCGCGTCGCGCCGGAATCCTCCGGCGCGACGCGCGCTGGCCCGACGGGCTCGAGAACATCGAGGTCACCTACACGCACGGCTGGGACAACGTCCCCGGAGACATCGCCGACGCCGTGCTCGAACAGGCCGAGGCGACGTACTGGGTGCTCCCGTCCGTGGCGAACGTCGCCGCAGGCAGTGAGCAGATGGCGTTCTTCGCCACCGCCGCGAGCGGCGTCACGCAACGCTGGTCCGACGCCGTCGCCCGCTACGAGCTCCGTCACGGGGACCGGTCATGAGGCTCCCCCGACTGCTACACCGCGAGACGCTCACGGTGCTCGTCATAACGACCGGGGACCCGGACGACGACGGCGTCCCGACCGAGGACGTCGTCGAGCAGGACGTCCCCGGCTGGAACGTGCAGCCCGTCGGGACGAACGAGTCCCTCGGGGACGCCGAGGTCGTCACCGGACGCTGGCGCGCGTCCGGGCCGCTCACCGAGTGGCTACAGGCCGGGGACCGCCTCCGGTGGTGCGGCACCGCGTACCGCGTCGACGGCGAGCCCCAGCACTACCGCGGCGGCGCGCTCGACCACACCGAGGTCGTCCTCATCGCGTGGAAGGGGGCGTGACCATGGCGAAGCCCATGAAGCCGTCGACCGAGCTGCTCGAGCGCGCGGCGTCCTCACCCGCGGTGCGCGCGGCGCTGCGAGCGAAGGCGGCCCGCGCGCTGCCCCGCGCGCAGCGCCTCGCCTCCGCGGCAGGAGCGCAACGGTTCGGCCGCAGGCTGCGCGTCGAGGAAGGCACCCGCCCCGGGTCGAAGGCTGAGGGCGGGTTCCGCCGCCCCTACGCCCGCGTCACGGCGACCCTGACCGACGACGACCAGGCGGCTGACGTGGGCGCGAAGATCACGCGTCGGCAAATCCTGCGGAGGGCGTCCAGTGCCTGAGGTGCTGCGGTGGGCGAACGCCGAGCGCGAGGTCCGGGCGTGGCTCGTCCCGCGGCTCTCCGTCGGGTCGGCGGGCGTCATCACCGAGACGACGACGACCGTCCCCGAGAAGTACGTGAAGGTCGAGCGCGCGGGCGGGCGCGGAGACGGCCCGCTGGACAAGCTCGTCCAGATCGAGGTCGCCGTGCACGCGCGCACCCGCGGCGACATGTGGGCGCTCGTCGGCGAGGTCGAGACCGCGTTCGCGGCGCTCGCCACCAACGGCACGCCGGGCATGTACGTCGACGAGGTCGAGGAGACCTTCGCGTTCGCCGCCGACCCGATGCCCAGCCAGGACGTGCGCCGCGCGATCGCGACGTACACGCTCACCGTCCGCCCGCGCTGACGGGCGGCACCACGGCCCGAGGGCCGACCAACCCACCACCAGATCATCCGAGCCCCGCGCCGTCCGGCCGGGGCTCTCGTCACGGGAGGAACCATGCCGGACGTCCGCGCACTCATGGACACCAACTCGCGCCTCGTGCGCAAGTGGGGTCGCAAGCTCGTCGCCCTGCAGGACTACTCGGCCCCGGTGCCGACGTCGTTCTTCGACACGACCTCGAAGACGCCGGTCCTGCCGGCCGACGCGAAGGTCCTCGGCTACATCACGACCGACGGCGTCGTCCTGCCGGCCAGCGTGTCGACTGAGCCGACCACCATGGACCAGGACCTCGAGCCGGTCCGGACCGACATCACCGGTATCGAGAAGTCGGTGAACGTCGCGTTCGGCGAGTCGTCGAGCTCCTGGCTGCACGCTCTCCGGCACGGCCAGGCGTGCAGCGAGTGGCCCGCCAAGAAGGACGCCCCGTGGGTGTTCGACGACGGCGACTTCGTCGACTTCCCGTACTACCGCCTGTGGCTCATCTCCGCGGACGGCCCGGAGGAGGCGGCGTTCTACCGCATCGAGTACGGGTACCGCGCGAAGGTCACCGCCACGAACGACCGCACGCACGCTCGCAACGCGAACGAGGCGATCGGCTTCACGTTCGGCCTGTTCAAGGACCCGGTCGTCGGCAAGGCGCTCGCCTCGATGGAGAACGGTCCGGGCTTCCCGGCCGCGTCCGCGGGCTGAGCTCTCACATCCGGGCGCGGCTGGACGGTGCGGGGAGTCCCGTCCGGCCGCGCCCAGCAGACTCCCCCGACTCCCCAGAATGCGAGACCAGAACATGGGCAAGCCCAACCGTCGCCGTGTGCGCATGGAGACGTTCAAGCAGCAGGTGGCCGAGCATGTCCTCCCCGAGGACCAGCTCATCCCCGTCGACGTCGAGGTGGAAGGCGAGGAGCGGACCGTCTTCGTGAAGGTCGGCCTCGCGCTGTCCGCGGACGACGATTTCGGCGAGCAGGTGAAGGCAGCGAAGAACGCCGACGAGCTCGCGCTCGTCATCCTCGGCGGCCACCCCGAGCACGACGCCGACGAGCAGCTCGCGACGTGGAAGGCCGCCGGGTACACCGTCGACGACCTTGCGATGCTGTTCGGCACTGAGTCCCGCGCGGCGCAGGAGCGCCTGGGAAACTTCCGCTACGCGGGCTGAGCGAGCTCCTCGGGCCCGAGCCCGAGGCGATGGAGGCGGCGCTCCTGCAGGAGTACGCCCCGCGTGATCCGCTCGCCGAGTACCTCGACGGGCGGATCACGCTCCGCAAGCTCCGCGTGATGATCGAACACCTCCCGCCGGGTAGCGCGCTGCACCGCGCGCTCTACGGCCCGTGGGGAGACACCGAGAGGCTGCTGCACGCGATCGCGAACCACAGCGGCGCGCTGCTCACGCTGACGAGCAACATCCAGGCTGCGAAGGCGAAGCAGGAGCAGCAGCAGTTCGTCCCGATCCCCGGCCCAGACCTCACCGAGTACCAGCGCGAGCAGCAGGAGCAGGAGCTCGACGACGCCGAGGAGCGCGTCGACCTGCTCGCCGTGCTCACCCGTGCGCAGGTCGAGGACGACGACGGGATCACAACCACATAGCAGGAGGTGCCCATGGCTGGCGACGTGACGTGGATCGATGTCCTCCCCGCCATGGACACCTTCGCCAAGCAGCTCGCCATCGGCACCACGAAGGCTGCCGCAGACGCCGGCAAGGCGTCCGGGCTCGCGTGGGCCAAGGGCTTCGAGCCCGCCGCGAAGAACGGCGCGGCGAAGGCCGCCGTCGACGAGCTCGAGAGCGCGGCGAAGAGCACGAAGAAGATCGTCGCGGACCAGACGCAGGCGATCGCGAAGGCTCGCGCCGCCGAGCGCGACGCGTCGGCTCGGGTGGTCCTGGCCGAGCAGGCGCTCGCCGACGCCCGCCAGAAGGGCGGGGAGGACTCCGCCCGCGCGCAGGCCGCGGAGCTGCGCCTCGAGGCCGCGCGCGACCGCCAGCGCGCCGCGTCGGCGAAGGCGACGTCCGTCGAGGACCAGCTCGTCGCCGCGCAGCGCGAGCACCGCGAGGTCACTCGTCAGCTCGAGAAGGCGACGTCCGACCTGAACAACGAAGTCGACGAGCAGCCCAGCAAGTGGGGAGCCGTCAAGTCGTCCGTGAGCCAGGCCAAGGACTCGTTCAACGAGGCCACGGGCGGCCTCGGCGGCATGGTCACCAAGCTCGCCGCAGCCGCTGGCGGCGTCGCCCTGTTCACCGAAGCGTGGTCCCAGGGCATGGAGCTCGACGCCGGGGTCGACAAGATGTCCGCCTCGCTCGACCTGACGGCGTCGCAGTCTGCCACCGCAGGCAACGTCGCGGGGTCGCTGTACGCGGACGCGTACGGCGAGTCCTTGACCGAGGTGTCCGGCGCGGTCGGCACCGTCATGTCGTCGATCGCGGGCATGCGTGACGCGTCCGAGGCGGACCTCGAGTCCGTGACGACGAAGGCCCTCGACTTCGCGAAGGCGTTCGACGTCGACGTCGCCGAGTCCGCACGCAACGCGGGCATCCTGATCCAGACCGGTCTGGCGACCGACGCCGTGCACGCGTTCGACCTCATGACGGCGTCGCTGCAGCAGGTGCCCGAGGCGCTGCGCGGCGAGGTCGTCGACGCGACGCAGGAGTACTCCCAGTACTTCGCCCAGCTCGGCCTGACGGGCGAGCAGTCCATGGGCATGCTCGTCGCGGCGTCCGCGAACGGGCAGTACGCGATCGACAAGACCGGGGACGCGCTCAAGGAGCTGACGATCCGGGCGACCGACATGTCGGCGTCCTCGATCTCGGCGTACGAGCTCGCGGGCTTGTCCGCCGAGGACATGTCCGCGAAGTTCCTCGCCGGCGGCGACGTCGCGTCCGGGGCTCTGTCCGAGCTCGTCACCGGGCTGCAGAGCATCGAGGACCCGACGTCGCGCGCGAACGCAGCGATCGCTCTGTTCGGCACCCCGCTAGAAGACATCGGCACGGACAAGATTCCCGCGTTCCTCGACTCGCTCTCCGCGACCAGCAACGGGCTCAGCGACGTCACGGGCAAGGCCGAGGCGATGGGCGAGACCCTCAACGGGAACGCCTCCACCGGCTGGGAGCGGCTCAAGCGCGGGTTCGTCGATGTCCTGGTCGACGGCGTGCAGCCCCTCCTCGGTCCCGCGGAGTCGATCCTCGGGTGGGTGCAGGAGAACCCTGCCGCGCTGCAGGTGTTCGCGGTCGCGCTCGGCGCGCTCGCCACCGCGTGGGGCGTCTACACCGCCGCGCAGTGGGCCGCCAACAGCGCCATGCTCGCGTCTCCCATGACGTGGGTGGTCGCGGCCGTGGTTGCCGTCGGTGCGGCAGTTTGGGCTCTGGTCGAGAACTGGGACTCGGTCGTCGCGTGGTTCAAGGACATCTGGGAGCCGATCGGCAACTGGTTCGGGGACCTGTGGCAGGACATCCTCGACGCTGTCGCGCCGACCGTCGCGTGGTTCCAGGACGACGTGATGCCGGTCTTCTCGGCGGTGTGGGAGGGCATCAAGGCCGGCGGCGAGCTCCTGTGGACCGCGCTGCAGGTCGTGTTCGTCTCGATCCTCACCGCGTGGCAGCTCGTCGCGGACGGCTTCTCCTGGGTCTGGAACACCTTCCTCGCCCCGGTCTGGGAGGCCGTGAAGGTCACCGCGCAGCTCGCGTGGGCGTGGCTCGACGAGAACGTCTTCCTCCCGATGCGTGTGGGCTGGGAGCTGCTCGGGCAGGGTTTCGCGTGGGTCAAGGACAACGTCCTGCTCCCGGTGTGGGACGCGCTCGTGCAGGCCGGCGTGAAGGCGTGGCTCTGGCTCAACCAGTGGGTCATCACGCCGATGAAGCTCGGCTGGGAGATGCTCGGCGCGGGCTTCGCGTGGGTCAAGGACCGCGTTCTCCTCCCGGTCTGGGACGCGCTCGTGCAGGCCGGTGTGAACGCGTGGCTCTGGCTCGACCAGTGGGTCTTCTCCCCCATCAAGACCGGCGTCGACGCGGTCGGCAAGGCGTTCGAGCTGACGAAGGAGGTCATCGGGGTCGCGTGGGCCAAGATCAAGGAGGCCGCCGCGAAGCCGGTGAACTTCATCATCGAGACCGTCTACACCAACGGGATCAAGAAGACCTGGGACTCGATCGCGTCCAAGGTCGGGCTCGACCTCAAGCTGCCCACGGTCAAGCCGATCAGGTTCGCAGACGGCGGCGTGATGCCCGGGTACACCCCGGGCCGCGACGTGCACCGGTTCGTCTCCCCGACCGGCGGGCTCCTCGAGCTCTCCGGCGGCGAGGCGATCATGCGCCCGGAGTGGACCCGCGCCGTGGGCGGCCCCGCGGCCGTCGAGCGGATGAACGCCGCCGCCCGCAACGGGCAGGCGTTCGCGAACGGCGGGGTGTGGGGCAACATCACCGGCTGGGCTGGGGACACGTGGGACGCCGTCGCGCGCGGCGCGTCCGCGGCGTGGAACTGGGCCGGGGACGCGGCCGCGTCCGTCGCGAAGTTCCTCAAGGACCCCGTCGGCGCGCTCGCGGACCTCATCACGAAGCCGATGAACGCGGTGCTCGGCGGGATAGGTGCCGGGGACCTCGGCACGATCGTGTCCGAGCTGCCGCGCAAGGCCGTGGGCGGCCTGGTGGAGACGGTCAAGGGCCTGGTGTCTCGCAAGAACGAGGAGGCCGCCGCGTCGGCCGCACCCCTGACGGGTGCGATCGGGTGGCAGCGCATGGCCGGGATCGTCAAGGACCTGCTCCCCTGGGCGCGGATCACCTCCACGTTCCGGCCCGGCGCGATCACGGCGACAGGGTTCCCGTCGATGCACGGGCAGGGTCGCGCGGTCGACATCGCGGGCGTCGGGTCGATGGACACCGCCGGCATGCGGCAGATCTTTCAGACGCTCAAGGCCGCGTACCCGGGGTCGTATGAGCTCATCTACTCCCCGATGGGTGCGCAGCAGCTCTACAAGGGCCGCCCGTACCTGTTCCCCGAGCCGACCAAGGGCGACCACTACAACCACGTGCACTGGGCGCTGGCGAACGGTGGGGTGCTCGAGTTCGACGAGGGCGGGTGGCTGCCCCCGGGCCCGTCGGTCGTGGTGAACAACACCGGCAAGCCCGAGCCGTTGGCGCGGGTGGACGTCGCCCCGTCGTGGGGCGGGAACAACACCAACGCCGGCGCGCCGTCGCGCACGCCGGTTCGGCTCGTCGTCGGCGGCCGTGAGTTCGAGGCGTACCTCGAAGAAGTCGCCGACGGGCGGATCAGCTCGGCCCAGGCCGAGGGGCGTGGGAGAAGGGGGTACCGCTGATGGTGAAGGTGCTGCGCCGCAACCTGCACCCCGACCCACGGGGCACCGCGTTTGGTGCCCCGTGGGGGTACCAGCTGGGGGCGGGCGAGGCGGCCACGACCGCGCTCGTCACGCCGACGACGCCGAAGCGCACGAACCTCGTCGCCAACCCGCGGGCGCTCGGCCGCGCGTGGGGCAAGGCGGGGTCGACGGGGGTCGAGGACCGTCCGACGTCGGGCGGGCCGCTCGGCCGGGGGTACCAGAGGTACACCCCGGCCACGGCGACGACCGCGAGCCCGGTCACCCTCGCGCCGTCGAACGCCGCGGCCGCAGCGGCTCCGGTCGTGGCGGGTCGCACGTACACGTTCTCGGCCTACGGGCGCGCGCTCGGCCAGGCCGCCGCGATGAGCATCGACCTCTCGGTGAACTTCTACGACGCCGCAGGGGCGAACCTGACGGCCGACTCGGGCTACCGGTACACGAACCCCGGTGCGTGGACGCGGTACGCGAAGACGCTCGTCGCGCCGGCTGGTGCCGCGTTCGCTCTGCTGACGATGCGGTTCTCGATCGCCGCGGCGCAGTTCGTCGCGGGCGGCGAGCTCGGCGCGGACCACTTCATGGTCGAGGAGGTCGCCGAGCTCGGCGGCTACTTCGACGGGGACACCCCGGCGGCCGGCGGCGTGTCGTGCGCCTGGTCCGGGCCGGCGAACGCCTCTGCGAGCACCGCGACGTTCGACGACGGACCCGTGCTCCCGGACGGGAGCCGCATCGGGTCGTACATCCGGCGCACGATCACCGCGCCCAAGACTGGGAACTCCTCCGGCCCGTGGTGCCGCGTCCCGAACGGCACCTACGCGCTGCTTCCGGGCGATCAGGTGTCCCCGACGATGTACGTGCGGTTCTCCGTGCCGGTGACGGTCACGGTGCAGTCCTCGGTCCGGGCAGGGTCCGGGAACGTCACCGCGGCGAACCAGCCCCTCACGATCCCCGCGAACACGTGGACGCGCGTCGGGCAGATGGTCACCGCGACGGCGGCGGGCGACAACACGCAGGTCTGGGCCGTGCTCGCGGCGGGCACGGTCCTGCCCGCCGGGACGACCGTGGACACCACCGCCGCGCAGTCCGAGAGTGGTGGGCCCACCCCGTACTTCGACGGGTCGTCGCTGTCCGACGTCGACGAGTCCTACGCGTGGCAGGGCCCTGCGAACGCGTCGCCGTCGATCGCGTTCGCGACCCCGGGTCTGTGGGTCGAGCCGCTGACGGACGCACCCGGCCCGCGGGCGGGTGTGACGGTGGACGGTCTGGACACCGCGGGCCCGTCGGTCGTGACGCTGTGGCGGTCCTCCCCAGGAGGCAAGCGCCGCAAGGTGCGCGGCTGGGCGAGCCGGGTGGTGTACGGGTCGGGGTACGTCGAGGACGTAGAGGTACCGCTGGGGCGGCCGGTGACCTACGAGCTGCAGGTCCACTCGGGCGCTGTGGTCCCGCTGCGGGTCGCGGACGTCGTGACCCTGGACACGCAGTGGGGCTCGGTGCAGGACCCGCTCGTGCCGTCGAGCATGCTGCCGCTGTCGCCGCAGACCTACGTCGGCGGGGTCGGGTTCGTCACGCCCAGCCTGCAGGAGCTGACCTACGAGATGGGCGTCGAGCTCGCCTCGATCCTCGGGTCGGACGAGCCGGTCGGGCTCGGCGGGCAGCGCCTGGCCGCGACGGGGATCGACTTCCGGATGGTGACCGACGTCGCCGAGCGCTCGACCGCGCTGGGCAACCTGCTGCGGCAGGCGTACCCGCTGCTGATCCGTCCGCTGCCGTCGTGGGGCGACCTGCCCGACCTGCTGTACGCGTCCTACCCCGCGGTCGTCGACGCGACGCCGCGCCGGGTGCTGGGCGGGCGGCTGTTCACGTGGCAGGTGTCCGGCGGGACGCTCGTCGCTCCGCAGTCGATCAACGTCGTCGTGCCGATATGGACCTACGCCGACGTCGAGGCGCTGTGGGCGACCTACGCGGACGCGCAGGCTGGCGCGGTCGCGGCGAACGCGACCTACATGGACGTCTTGAAGGACCCGACGTTGGGAGGTGCGTGACGTGCGCTCGATGAGCGAGGAGGCGGTGTCGATCCTGGCGGGGTCGCGGTCCGGCGACGGGGTGCGGGCGTTCGCCTGGTACGACGGGCAGCTCGTGGGCCCCGAGGCCGGGCTCCCGATCTCGGACTGGTCGCTGAACTGGGACGACCGGCAGGTGCAGGGCCAGTTCGCCGCGACGATCGACGACCCCGACGGCGCGCTCGCGCCGTGGGCGGTCGACGACCCGCTCGGTGTCGGCGGCCCGCGCCTGCAGGTGATCTACACCCTCCCGCTCGGGCACACGGTCGACGTCGGATGGTTCCGGATCGCGTCGAACGCGCCCGCGGAGTCCTGGCGCGCGTACCGCCTGGGCGAGCGCGGCGACGAGCTGCGGTTCGTCTCCGGTGGCGGGCGGGTGCCGGTCACGGCCGAGGACCTGACGCGCCTGGTCGTGCGGGACCGGCTCCTCGCCCCGGACTCACCGCCCGCGGGCGCGACCGTGCTGTCCGAGGTGCGCCGGCTGCTGCGCGACATCATGCCCGTCACGGTCTCGCCGGGCGTCACCGACGCCGGGGTGCCGCGCGGGCTCGTCTACGAGCGAGAGCGCATGGACGCGGTCGAGGACCTGCTCGAGCGGATCGACTGCGGCTGCCGCATGACGAACGACGGACAGCTCGAGGTGTACCCCCTGGCCGCGACCGACCCGGTGTGGCGCGTCGTCGGTGGCGACGAGGGCGTCCTGATCAGCGTGCAGCGCGAGCAGTCGATCGACGGCCTGCACAACGGCTGGGTCGTCGAGGGGCAAGACGCGGACGGGCGGCAGCTGATCGGGCGTGCGTTCGAGGACTCCGGCCCGCTGCGGTGGGACGGCCCGCACGGGCACGACCCCTACTTCCAGGCGTCGACCGGTCTGCTCAAGACGCAGGCGTCGGTCGACGCTGCCGCCCAGACGATGCGGGCGAACGGGCGCGCGGCCCGCTCGGTCGACCTGGTCGTGGAGTGCCTGCCGCACCCGGGCCTGCAGATCGGTGACTGGGTCCTGGTCGCGAACCCTGTCGTCGCCGGGGACCCGGTCCCGCTCGTGGGCCGGGTCACCGCGATCAGGCTGCGCGGCTCGGCCGCGGGGGTGTCCCCGATGGTCATCACCGTCGCGTGCGGGTACGCCGAGGTCCAGGCGGTGGCCCAGGCGGTGCGTCGTGCGGCCTGACCCGATCCTCGGCACGCCGTCGCCGACCGACTCCGTGCGTCTGCTCGCAGGGGTCGCGGTGCTCGACGACGCCGGCAAGCTCGCCGCGTCGTCCTCCGGGGTGATCGTGCCGGCTTCCTGGCTGGACCCTACGAGCATCGTCGAGGGCGACCCGCTCCTCATCGCGCTGACCGCCGGGCCGACCGGGCCCTCGCAGGCGACCGTCCTCGGCCGCGTCTCCCCGCGCCCGCGCCCGACGTCAGGCACGGTCGCGTCCGTGCCCGTCGGGTCCCAGACGATCACCGTCACCACGGCCGAGGGCACCGTCACGGCCACGTTCCTCGCGTCCTACGCCCCCGTCGTCGGGGACAAGGTGAACCTGTCGTGGTCCGCCGGAACGCCGAACGTCACGGGCAAGGTCGGGTCCACGCCCGAACCTCCCCCGCCGCCCCCACCGGTCGCTCCCCCGCCCCCGGTGGCGGTGACCGGCACGGCGCACTTCGCGGCGATCGACTCTGGCACCTACCAGCTCGGGTCCGGGTGGAACGACCGGTACGGCTTCGGGCAGAACCTCACCCAGGGGTCGTGGGGGTCGCGCTCGTACACGGGGTCGTGGTTCTACGGGACCGGGCCCGGCACGCTGACCGGCCGCACGATCCGCGGCGCACGCGTGTGGCTCGGCCCCCGTCAGCGCAAGGGCTCCTACAACGCGCCCGTGACGATCTACCTCTACGCGCACACCTCCGCGCACCGCCCCGGTGGTGACCCGTCCCGCGTCACCGGACCGCACCCGATCACCCTCCCGCCCGGGTTCGGTGGCGGGTGGGTCCCCATCCCGACCGGGCACGCCGCCGTCGTCGTCGGCGGCGGCGGCCTCGGTATCGCCGGAGGCCCCTACGCAGGGCTCCTCGGGCGCGGCGAGAGTCCGCAGTCCGGGACCGTCGCCATCGACTGGGCGCAGTGACCACCGACTCGACCCCCGGCACCGGCCGGGAGATCGGAGCTACCTCATGCCTGTGATCCTCCCCGAGGGCATCCGGGTACCGGCCGCGGGCGACGCCTACGCCCTGACCGACGACCTGCGCAAGATGGCGGAGTCCGCACGCACGATCGTGCCCGTCGCGAACGTGACGGAACGCGCCGCGCTCGTCGCCGCGCTCACCGCTGCCTCGCGGCCACCGTCGGCGACGAGCCCCCTGCACGTGCACCGGGCCGACATGTCCGCCGTCGGTGGGCTCGAGTACACGATCAATGGCAAGGACTGGCTCGTCATCTCCGAGTACGACACCGGGTGGGTCGCGTGGCTAGGCCTCGGCGGGTGGGCCGGGAACCCCGAGGTCCGTCAGATCGGCAAGCACGTGTGGAACCGTGGCGCTCTGACCCGCGTGGGTGCCGCCGTGGCCGCCAACTTCGCCGGCGTGTCGGCCGCCATTCTCCCCAGCGAGATTTCGCCGCCCGCGGGCGAGGTGCAGTCGGGGCTCCTGTCGAACATCGACCGGCTCGGGTGGCGAATGCTCGGGACCGACCTGCGCATCCGCGCGCACGCCGGGGCACCGTCGCTGACACCGAACTCCTACTTCACGCTCAACGAGCTGCACTGGATGACCGACTGATGCGCGCGCTGTGGGCCACGGTCCAGGAGCCGAAGGTCGTCACCGTGCTGCACTGGGTCGCCTACCTCGTCGCGCTCGGCGTCGGGGTCTCGGCTCTGCTCGACCCGCCGTCGTCAGTTGCCGGTGAGCTCGGCCCGCTCCTGACCACGATCTGGGCGGGCTCGTTCATCCTCGGCGGCACGCTCGGCGCGGTCGCGACCCTGCCCGGCATCTGGTGGCTCGAGCGGGCCGGGGTCATCGCGTGCGTCACCGGGCTCGCCGTGTGGGTCATGGTCACCGTCGTCCTCGAGCTCACGATCCCCGACGGCAACCGGTGGCCCCAGGCCGGCGCGCTCACGATCCTCGGGCTGCTGCTCGCGGTGAGGTGGTTCCGCATCCGCCGGTACGCCTACGACCCCGAGCCGCCCGTGGCCCGCCGCAACGACTGAGAGGCGGGGCCGTGATCGACCTCACCACCGCCCAGGCCTGGGCCGCGCTCATCGTCGCCGTCGGCGGCGGCGCGCTCGTCCCCACGATCGCGAAGGGCCTGACCGCGTGGCTGTCCGGCGCGGCCGCGCGCGAGCGAGGCCGCAACGCCGGCCTGGTGCGTCAGCGCGACGACGCCTACGAGCGTCTGCGCACCGCCGAGACCGAGCGCGACGACGCCTACCGCCGGGCCCGCCGGCACGCCGAGCACGCGTCCGAGCTGCGCGGCTGGCTCCTCGAGCTCGGCATCACCCGCGAGGAGCTCGACGACCGCGCGCCCTGGCCCCACCCCTGACCTGACCACCCCCGGGCCCCCGCGCGCTCCCAGCGCCCGGTGGCTCTCGCATGCCCCGAGGAGGACCCGTGGCGATCGACAAGCACTCCAAGCAGCGGCTGCTGCGCCAGTACGCCCGCGCCCGCGGCCGACAGCCCAACGCGATCGTGCTGCACGGCACCGCCGGCAACGACACCTCGCCCCACAGCACGTTCGCGAGGGGCGCGTCCTGCTCGCACTTCTGGATCGCCTACGACGGCCGCCGCGAGCAGTACCTCGACACCAACTGGCGCTCCGCCGCCGACCGCGACGGCGGTGCCCGCACCATCTCGATCGAGACGTCCAACCCCGTCGACGGGTCCGGGCGCTGGACCGCCGCCCAGCTCGACTCGATCGTCGACCTCATCGTCTGGCTCATCGGCCAGCACCCGGGCATCCCGGTCCGCCTCATGACGTCCTCGAAGACGACCGAGGCCGGGATCGGGTGGCACCGCCTGGGCTGCAACGGGAACTTCCCCCGCCTGCCCTCCCTGCTCGCCGGCCGCACCCAACGCGGCGGCGGCGAGCTCTGGTCCAGCGCCCGCGGCAAGGTCTGCCCCGGCGACGGGCGCATCGAACAGATGCCCGAGATCGAGGCCCGCGTCCGCGCGCGCCTCACCACCATCGCACCCGACGAGGTGCCCGACGTCCAGGAGGACGACATGCCGATCATCTACCGCGCCGGCGGCGAGCGGACACGCTACGGCGTGCTCGTCCAGGGCCTCGCCGCAGTCGAGCTCTCGACGAAGGCCGAGTACGACAACCTGCGCGCCGCCGGCGTGAAGGAGGTCTGGATCGAGCGCAAGACCCTCGACGCCATCATCAACGGCAACCGCGGGCAGTACACCGCCGTCGCGATCCGCGAGGGGAAGTGACCCTGGTGACCACCTCCACCCAGCAGGCCCACCCGGTCCGCGCGTCCTGGCGCACCGCGGCCCAGACCGTCATCTCCGTCGTGCTCGTCCTTGGCGTCGTCGCCCCGCTCGTCGCGGCGATCCTGCACGACGAGCTCGGCGAGTACCTCCCGGACGCGTGGCTCGCGTGGGTCGTCGCCGCGGGCGCGGTCCTCGCGGCCGTCGCCGCCGCGCTCGCGCGCATCATGGCGATCCCCGCCGTCGACGCCTGGCTGCGCCACCTCGGCCTGTCCTCGACCCCGCGCGTCGTCGTGCCCGACGACGACGGCGTGCACACCATCACGACGATCGTCGACACGGCCGCGCCCGCCGGCCGCGAGGTCCCCGAGGTGAGCGCCGCGAAGGACGAGGTTGCCGAAGCCGTCCGCGACCTGCTCGAGTACCACGACGTCGACATCGAAGCCGCCTACGGCACAAGCCGGGGCCCGATCAGCGCAGCCGACAAGATCGTCGAGCACCTCCTCGCGCTCGGCTGGCGTCCGACCGCCTGACTGCCCTCGTATGCGACCGCGCCCCCGCTCCTCTCACATGCTTGAGTTCTAGCGGTCGTCGCAACACCCGACGTTCGGGGATGCGATGGATTTC